ATAAAGTACACGACAGGAAAAACCACTCTTAATATGCCTATAGGGGCAACTTTAAAGAGTTTAGATTCTAAAAACGACCTTTATTTTAACGAGTTCTACAATACTAACTTTGAAATTCTTTGCGCTTGTATCGGAATACCGCCAGAAGTAGCTTTAAATAAGTACACAAGTTCGTTTTCTTCGAGCCGTGGAGCAAATAAGAACTGGGAGCATAAAATTTTATTTGAGCGCGATAAAATTGACATTGAAATTTACCAACCAATGTACAACTACTGGTTGGAAATTGAAATTTACACCGGAAAGATAAAAGCACCCGGTTATTTGGTTGCTAAAAATACGGATGATTATATGCTTATAGAAGCGTACCAAAGAGCAAGATTTATAGGAGCTAAAATGCCATTCATCGATCCTCTTAAGGAAGTTCAAGCCGCAAGGGCTAAATTGGGAGACCAAACAACACCTTTAGCAACTTATGAGCAAGTAACAGAAGAGTTGAACGGTGGAGACTGGACAACAAATATAGATCAGTCTGCTTTAGAACGTAAAAAAGCGACAGATTTAGGATTTATATCTCCAGTTCCAACGGAAACAGTTTCAGAAACAGCAACAGTATAATGAACGAAATTCTTTTATATACAGCTATTACGGCAGAGACAGCCGCAAATTTTATCCAAAACCTTAACTGGATAGGAGAAGATCAGGTTTATTCGGCTCGTTTATATTGCCCCGGAGGAGACGTACAAGCCGCTTGGGGCATGTGGGCAAAAATGAATGAACTTAAGGTTAAAGGGTGTCATTCTATTGGGAAAGTTGATGGCATGGCAGCAAGCATGGGGGGTTATATCCTTTGTGCCTTCGATGAGAGAGAGGCTTTATCTGTTTCGTCAATTATGATTCACAGAGCCGAAATGGTAGAGGACGAAGAAAATCCTCTTACACCCGAAGATCTAGCTCAATTAGCGAAAATAAATTCAGATTTAAAAGCTCGTTTAACTGCTATTGTCGATGATAAAAAATTACTAGCATTAAAAGGTATTTCCATCGATGATTTATTTAGTAAAAAAGAAAGAATTAACTGCTGGTTGACAGCTCAGGAGGCTGAGCAAATTGGCTTAGTTACAAAGATAATTCCTATCGATGGAGAAAATTCAAACACAATTGCCAAAGCAGTTGCATCTTTATACAAAGCCCCGGCGGCTACAGCCGTGAACACAAATAATAAAAAAATGACAAAGGACGAATTTAAAGAAAAAAATCCTGAGGCTGCAAAAGAAATGTGCAAAGAGGCTGTAGAGGCTTACAAGGCAGAGCTAAAAGAAAAAGCTAAGGCAGCAAAGGCAAAAGCAGAAGACCCTGACGAAGATGGGGACGATGATTCTGACCCTGTAACAGACACCGACCACGATGGCGGTGGTAAAAATGCTAAAAAAGCAAAAGCACAAGCCGGATTAATTGCTTTGGCAGTAGAACAAGTGCTTGCTGGAATGGGAATTGAAAAAATTGCATCTGCAAAAATTTCTCAAACTGCTGTTTTTACCGCAAAAGAAACCGAAGCCGAAGCAAGTAAAAAAACTGCTCAGGAAGAAGAATTGTCTTTGACTAAACAGTTAATTGAAGCCACTAAAAAAGGTGACTCAAAAGCAATTGCTGAAATTCAATCAAAACTTTATAAATAATGAGCATCATCAACACGGTGACTAATACTGGAAGCCAGTTAACCACCAATTATGATTTAACCAAGATTTTTCTTGGTGCAAACCGATATAGAACCGGGTCTTTCAAAAATACAACTGGATCAACTTTGGTAGTTCCTGCCGGAACTCTTCTTGCAAAAGTACAAGCTATTGCAGTTGACACCGCTAATGTAGTTGGTTATCTTAGATTATTTGATTCTACAAATACAGAAGGTGGTAAGGTTGCCGTTGGTATTTTGAATCAAGATCTTTCTATCGCTTCCGGAGCTACTGTTACTAACGTGAATTATTGCGTTGCAGGCGATTTTGATAATTCAAAATTAATCTTTCAAGGTTCTGACACTTTGGACACCGTTGTAGCTGGTAAGGCTATTCGTGAGATTATAACTGCCGAAACTACATTGATAGGCATAAGTTCAACACAAATGTCGGGTTACGACAATCAATAAAATCATATGATACCTATACAACAAGCTAGACAGCTTTTAACACAGTCATTCCTAGGTGCTTGGCGTGAAAGTTTACCGGTTACTAACTTCTTTCGTTCTTTCTTTCAGGACAAAGTGAGTTCGACTCAATTCGTAAGTATTGAAGTAATGCGTGGTACTCGTAGAATTGCGAGCGACATCATGAGAGGTAACGAGGGAGAAAAAAACAAATTTGGTCTTTCGACTTCAAAAGTTTTCCTACCTCCTTACTATGCTGAGAATTTCAATAACACTTCTTTGGCTCTTTATGACCAAATCGCAGGATTTCAAGGAACTGAAATTGAACCACAGATGCTCGCTAATGCTGTAGCCGAAATTACAGAGAACTACGGAGAATTGAAAAATAAAATTGAACGTGCTTACGAATTGCAAGCCGCTTCTGTTTTTCAAACTGGTACTGTAACAACTAATACGCTTGATACAATCGATTACAAATCAAAATCAAGCCATATCGCTACTTTGACAAATAAGTGGGATACAAGTACAACTATCTTAAAGGACATACAAGCTCAACTCGACCAATTAAAAATTGATGGTGCGGCTTCTGTTGAATTCAATATGGTTTGTGGTGGTGCTGCTTTACAGGCTTTGATTAGTTCGGCTGAATATTCTAAAAACTTTAGTTTATTCCAACGTTATATTACTGAATATAACTTACCACGTATTCAAGCAACTACCGGAGCAGTATTTATTAACCGCATTCCAATTGGACCGTATATCGTAAATGTTTGGTCATATAATGAAACATATACCGATGTTAGTGGAACTGCTCAGTATTACCTTAACCCTAAAAAAGTGGTAATTGTTGCAGAAAGCTTCAAAGGATTCATGAGTTTTGCCGCTGTTCCTCGTGTTATGAGTGATAGTGGTATTCTTCAAAATACTCAGTTTGCTCAAACGATGGACTCAGGAGCTTACATCTTGAACAACTACATTAAACCGGAAGTTTCTGCACATGTATTTGAAATCAAATCGGCTGGGCTTACCGTTCCGTTGACAATTGACCATTTCAGTTGCTTAACCGTTCTATCGTAATGTATAAAATTGAGCACCAAATTGTAACAGGCATCAAGGGTGCTTGTTACAAAATGGGCGAAATTGTAGACGAAAGTGTTTTTTTAGCTGAGTCAATCGAAAAGTTACTCGAAATAAAAGCAATATCGCTCATTAAGAAAGAAAAGAAAAAAGATGGGGAAGATTCTTGATTTGGCGAGAAATACGGCTAACATGATTTTAACGTCATTTGGTTTTGAGAGTGATATTACACTCATAAAAGATAATTTGACAGTTACGATTCAAGGATTGGCTTTAGTTCACCATTTAAGTTTTGACACAGAAAATCAAACAGTAAATTCTAAGAATGCTCACATTACAGTAAGTGAAAGTTCTTTGATTGCTGTAAATTTCCCTTATCGTAACGCAAAAAATGAAGTTTTTTTACGTGGTGTTTTAGTTTCTTTTGAAGATTCTAACGGAGTTTCAAAGACTTACATAGTTAAAGAGAATTTTGCAGATGAAACTTTAGGGACTATTGTTTTAAATCTTGGTTTATATGTTGAATAACTTAATACCGTCACAGGCTTTCGAATTAATTAGGGATGCAATCGGGCGTGTTTTAACCGCTGAGTTTGCAAATCAAATGACTTTAGGTGCTGCGATTATCTTGCCGAATATTTATCTTGAAAGGACTTGCCCGATAGATAAAGAAGAACTGCCAGTTATTAATGTTATTTATGCAGAAAGTCAAAACTATGACGAGAATACTTCTTATACAAGTATTTTTGATAACAAGTTTTTGATTGAAGTTTACACAAATTCTCCCACTACACCATCAACGGATGGCGATAAAAAGTCAGCATTAGCAAATGTAAAGTTAATGGGAATGATTCGGTCAATATTGATGGATCACAAAAACTTATATCTTGATTTTACAGATAAGTTTATCCAGTCAAGAAAAGTGCAGTCAATAGCGAGAACACAACCACGAATTTCAAACGATGCGGAAAATACTATTTCGGGAACTTTAGAAGTTCATTATGTGGCTGAAGAAACAACCGAAACAGAGCAAGGAACTTTAGGAATATTATTCAATACAGTTGTAAAACTGGAAAATACAGAAAAAGGTTATAAATTTACAATAATATGACAATATCAAACGCAGTAAGTGACAGCGCAAGAGCGGCAATTGTTGGCTATAAGATTACAAAGGGTAATTATTCCTTAAGTTCTCCAAACCTACCGCAAAGAATCGCTATACTTTCAGAAGCAAATACAGACCACCAAACCGGTTTATCTTTAACTCCTTTTCAATCCACAACGCCTTCGGATGTTGCAAAAGTTTTAGGAGATGGAAGCCCCGGATATTTGGCTATGCGAATTTTACAACCGATTCAAGGCGGTGGACTTTCGGGAATTCCTGTTTGGGTTTATCCAGTTGCGGTAGCTGGAAGCGCAACAGCAACAGTCTCAACAATTACAATCACAGGTACAGCAACTGATAACGCAACACATTATCTTGAAATAGGAGGTCGTGTTAGTCTTGATGGACAACCTTATGTTGTAAGTATCGTGAAGGGTGATACGCCTACTATTATAGTTGGTAAATACATTACCGCTATTAATGGAGTATATGGTAGTCCGGTTATCGCAAGCGGCACATCAACTTTAGTTTTAACAGCAAAAACAAAAGGGACATCAAGCATTTTCTCGGTAGTACCTCAACTTGGTGGAGTTTCGGCAGGAGTATCTTACGCAGTCGTTACAGTAGCAGGGACTTTGAGTGGAGATGTCGCATCGGCACTTGCTAACTTTCAAGGCGACTGGAATACAATCGTAATTAACCCTTACAATGATGCTACAAATTTGAGTTTGTTAGAATCGGTTAATGGAGTTCCTGACCCAACTAACCCAACAGGGCGTTATTCAGCTACTTTGTTTAAACCGTTCGTTGCTCTTTATTCGGTTAAAGATGCCGACCCAATTACAGGAGAAGGAACAGACATCGCAACTCGTTTAAATCAGTGCACAAACGTTTTTTGTCCTGCTCCTAATACTTCAATCTTGCCGATAGAAGTTGCTGCAAACGTAGCTTTGTTAGTTGCTACAATAGGTCAAAATTCACCAAACCTCGATGTAAACGATCAAGCTTACCCCGATGCTCCAATTGATGCTATTTTGGGTAAATATTCCGATTATAATTACCGTGATAATTGTGTAAAAGCAGGAATTTCAACAGTAAATTTATCAGGGAGTGATTTAGTTATTAAGGATTTAGTTACTACCTACAACCCAACTAACGAAATTACACCACAATTTAGTTACGTTCGTAATTTGATTTTGGACTGGAATATTCGTTACGCTTACAAACTTCTTGAACAAGTCAATGTGATTAATCACACATTAGTTCCAGATGGTACAGTAGTAAGTGCTCCGAGTGTAATTTCGCCCGCTCAATGGAAAGGTATTTTACACGCTATGTTTGACGACTTAGCAGATAGGGGGTTAATCGCAGATGCTGAATTTTCAAAGAATAGCTTGCAGGTTGCAATTTCTTCGACAAATCCTGATAGATTTGATACTTTTTTTAGATATAAACGAACTGGAATAGCTCGTATTTGTTCAACCACGGCAGAAGCCGGATTCTATTACGGAGTTTAAAAAATAAGATTATGTTTATAGGATGTGATTTTTTGCAAATAGGGTTGAAACATTCAACTTTGGGAACTTTGACAGTTTACCCAAAAGCTGGGGAAAATGGTCAAATTGAAACAGGTGGTTTAACTACTGAAAGCGACCCAAAAGGCATAACTGGAAGCGGTGAGGCGATTTACAAACAAACAATCGGTCGATGGGTTGTAGAAACCCCACCAATTGCGTGGAAACGTCAAGGAACTGATACGCTTAATTTAGTAAAAGCAATGGCTTCATCTTTTGAAGAGGTTGATTGTACTTTTGAGCTTGCTGATGGCACAATTTGGATCGGGAAAGGTAAGATTGTTGGCGAAATAAAAGGCGCAACTTTTGACGCTACCATCCCTCTAAAATTTGAAGGTGGTGGAAAATTGACAAGTTTATAAAAAAATAGATAGGGTATTCTTTTTGAAAACCCTATCTTATATTGCCTATTTAGCTCAGTTGGTTAGAGCGTAACATTTGTAATGTTTAGGTCGTGGGTTCGATTCCTACAATTGGCTCTAAATTTTAAAACCCTCTATAAAATGGAAACAAAAATATCTCTCGAAGTTGCCGAAAAAGAATGGCAGCAATTTTTAGAAGATAACGACGCTGAAAGTCTTATCCCTGACGAAAATTTAAAGAATAGTTCTGACGAAATTGACCGTAAAGAATATTCACAAAGCAGGCTACTTTACGACCGGGCAATTAAAGCTATTTCGAAAGGCATCATCACGATTGAAGACGGCATCGTTACTCAAATTCTTAAATATCCAATAAAATCATCCGAAGGAACTATCCTATTTGATAAGTTGACTTTCTCTGAGAGATGGACAGCAAAAGACAGGGAGGAAATTTACAAAGGAATTAAGACCGAAGACCCATCACAAGCTATGGCAGCGCAACGTAAACTTTGTGCGAAACTCACAGGAGTTGACAACATGATTTTAGGGCGTTCTGATATTTCCGACACTCGCATAACCGATGCAATTGTTTCTGTTTTTTTCACGTAGAGGGTGAGCGGTCATTCGACATCGCTGTTAAGTCGGTGGTGCGAATGTACCGTTTTGCACCCTCTGAAATTGATAAACTTTTTTTAGACAAAAAGGATTATCACGGGATTTACTACTGGTTCGAAGATGCTAAAGAATATTCAAAAGAAATAAATTCATCCACATAATGGCTTTTTCAGCATCCATCATATTTAAAGGCGTAGACGGTGTTACAGCACCAATTAAGAGAATGCAAGCATCTACCGAGATGTTTGCATTAACTGCATCCGCTTCTTTTTCTAAAGTTGGGGCTTTTTCTTCTGGTCTGGCTAATAAAATGGAATCATTAAGTTCAAAAATGATTAACTTTAAATCTATCTTAGCGGGTGGAATTATCGTTGAGGCATCACGATGGCTTGTTGGTATGGCTGAAAAAGCTGCGGAGGCAGGATTTCAACAAGTTAAATTTGGCGAACGGACTGGAATGTCTTTGCAAAGCGTTAAAGAGCTTACTTTTGCTATGAAAAGTCAAGGTTTGACAGCTGAACAAGGTATGAAATATATTGAAAAGTTTTCAATCCAAATTGGTAAGTTAAAAATGAACACTGGTAATTTGAATACTTTTTTAGCATCAAACGACCAAGCCCTTTTAGTAAAATTGAAAAGGACAAAGTCAGTTAGTTCTGCTTTTGATTTAATGGCCGAGGCCGTTTCGAGAGTAAAAGACCCTACCGTCAGGGCTTCGTTTGCTTCTGCTGCGTTTGGTGCGAGGGCAAAAGAAATTACCTCTTTACTCATGCAAGGCTCAAAAGGGGTTGAAAAAGCACGGGAAGAATATCGAAAGTATGCTTCAGATACTAACACATCCGCAAATGCTATTAAAGAATTTCATCACAACCAACTACTTTTAAATACCTCTTTGGATTCTTTGAAAAATTCTATTGGAATAGCCGTAATCCCTGCTTTATCAAAAGTCATGGATTCGATGTCCGAATGGATTTCACAAAATAAAAAGATGATTAAAGAAAATATCTCAGAGTATATAAAAGACTTTGCCGGAGCTTTTCTTTTTGTAATTAAACATCTGAATATAATTATTCCCTTAGTAGTTGCTTATACATCTGCTTTAGTCTTTTTAAAAGTCGCTACAGTTGCATGTAGAACTTTTACATTATTGGCTTCTGCTGCAACGTGGGCTTTTACTTTAGCCACTGATTTAGCTTCTATTTCTCAAAATGGGTTAATGTTAGCCACTTTAAAAGGGACTGCTGCAATGAAATTGGCTACAGCGTGGATTTGGTTAACTTCTGCTGCAACATGGTCGTGGACCGCTGCACTATTAGCAAACCCTATTACTTGGATTGTTGTAGGAATAGTAGCACTAATAGCATCTATAATTTTATTAATTAAGTACTGGAAAGATATTGTCAATTGGGTAAATACTTCAAATAGTGTTTTTGCTAAAATAATAAGTATTGCCATTCTACCAATTGTAGAAGCTTTTAAATTGGTCGGATGGGCAATTTCTGGAGCTATTGATATATTTAAAGAGTTAATAAATTGGTTTTCAAATACAAGCGTTTTTAAATTTTTAATTCAAGTAATTCATAGCATTGGTAAGTCTTTTAAAAGTGTGTTTGATTGGATAATAGATAAATTTTCAGCTGTTTGGAATATAATGAAAAAAATAGCTGGATTTGTTTTAAATCCAATTTCTGGAGCTATAAATATGGCGGCTAATTTTAGCAGAAATGAAGAAAAAGGATTGAATAGTAATGAAAAACCAGTTAACAAAGATGCTTCTGTGCTTACTCAAAAGAAGATACTTGAAACAAATTCAAGTCAAAACGTACAGATAAATATTGATGATTCTACCGGACGTGCAAGGGTAGGAGGAAATACATCGGCTATACCGGTTCTTATAAACAATACTAAAAGCTTCGACTGGTATGGACGTAAAGATTAAAGAAACGGGATCAGGGGGTGATTTAGTCTTTGAAAATGGAGATATACAACTCACATCGGAGGTTTACAATCAACCTTATTTAGCACATTTTGGGGGGAGTAAAGAACAAACTACCCCTGAATACATAGAAGGTACTGAAAGACTTGATTATTGGGCTAATGCATTATTTCTACCACCAAACGAACAATTAAATTCGTCATTTGAAAAGATGTTAAATGAAACTGAGCTATCAAGTTCTGGCAGAATAAAATTAGAGCGTGCAGCATCGGAAGATTTGGAATTTTTATTAGGATTTGCAGATACAACATCATCGGTAAATATCACATCAGTAGATAAAATTTTACTATCTGAAACCGTAACAAAAAATAACAACGAAAACTTTACTTATATTTGGAGTGAAGCAAAAGACGAAATATTATGACAACATCTCCATCTTTATCGGATTTATACAGTTCAATATCATCCAATTTTAAAAGTGAATTTGATATACAAGATGAGAACGACCTAAAAAGGGTATTGACAGCAATAGCCTCGTCTGACGCAGGAATGCTTAAGATATTCTATTTAGCTCTTTTA